GAGAAGAACCCTGGAGGGCTAAAGAACCCTGGAGGCGCAAAGAACCCTGGAGGGGAGAAGAACCCTGGAGGCGCAAAGAAACTTGGTGGAGCAAAAGTTAATGCACCACCGCAACATTGCCATCCTGTTGGTACGCTATAAGTTGATGAGTTACCTAAATACGAATATCCTAATTCTGAACATGTATAAGATGTTGGGTTTGTATAAGTTCCTGGACAAGTTTGTTTTGTTGGTGCAGGTGTTGGTGTAGGGGTTGGTGTAGGGGTTGCAGTTGGGGTTGGAGTAGCTGTTGGCCCTGGAGTAGGAGTTGGAGTTGGAGTAGGAGTTGGAGTAGGGGTTGGTGTTGCAAGTGCTCCTCCACAGCAAGACCATCCTGCTGGTACGCTATAAACATCTGAACCTCCCAACCTGACATAACCTAATTCCGCACAGGTATAAGATGTTGGGTTTGTATAAGTTCCTGGACAAGTTTGTTTTGGTGTTGGCGTTGGTGTTGGCGTTGGTGTTGGCGTAGGTGTTGGCGTAGGTGTTGGCGTTGGTGTTGGTGTAGGGGTTGGTGTTGCAACAATATTTGGATCACATGCTGCATTTCCTGCAGCTATAAGTGCAGCTGAATAAGTTGTTCTATAAACAGTTTTTCTTCTATATGTACCAGTAGTATCGTAGGTGTCTGATGGAATTCCAGTTGTGTTACTTAATGGACCAGAAGCATTTGGAGATTCTCCATAGTTTCCGCTAAATGGATTACATGTTGATGTGCCAGTATAATAAACATAAGTTGTTGGGGTGGCTGTTGGGGTTGGTGTTGGAGTAATTGTTAAATCGCAATTAGAATTTCCAGCATAGTAGAGTGCTTCTGCATAAGTTGTTCTATAAACTGTTTTATTAAGATATACTCCGTCAAGAATGCTTGTATCTGTAGGAAGGGTATTTCCTTGTGCTACAAATGGTCCAGTTACAGATGGATTTGATCTATAAAGTCCGCTTGGACCACTGCATGAAGATGTACCAATGTAATATGAAACTCCAGGATTTGTAGTAAATTGTGCTGTATTAGAAGTCCATGAAGTTTCTGTAAATCTATCTGCAGTTCCTGTAACTACAACTTTATATCTATAAGTTTCTCCTGCAGTTAAAAATGTTAAAGGAATTGTTGTTTGTGTAGTTCCAGACCCAGCTGGGATGGATGATCCGTCTGGGTTAACCCAATAAATTTCCCAAGCTGTTTGTGTTAAATTGGAATTAGCCCATGTTAATGTTGCTGTTGTTTGCAATATGTCAGAAACTGATATTGAAACAGAAGGCTTAAAAGGCTTCATGTCTGGTATAACATATTCTTTAAATGTTGGGCTTTCAAGTGGAGTGTTATACAAAGATTGCGTATACGGATTATTTGTATTCTGAGAAGTAATATAAACAGTTAGTTGGCCATCTGCAGAACCTGTATCAATTGAAGTTGTATCATAGGCAGTTCCATCATTTACTGTAGTAACATCTTTTTGATTCTGTACCCCTGGTCCAACCCAGTATACTCTGTACTGGTCAGCACCCATTGGCTTAACCCATCTTAAATTAATTCGACCATTTTGAGTTAATGTATGATCTACATAAAATACATTTTGTGGTCTAACAACTTGATTTTGATCATCTGTTGAAATTGAATCTACTCCATTTGTATAAATAGAAATTAAATTATTTCCATTTACATATATTGGATCTGATTCTCCAAATTCATTAATAGCAACTATCTTACATCTTAAAACATAACCTATCATTTGCTTATCAATATAAGAAGAGTTTTGGTTGTCTCCAAATGTTACCCAAGATGATTCTGTGTGTGATCCGCTTAATGCAAATGGGGCTTTTTGCCATGTATATGTAAATGAAGTTGGTGAGTTTTCCCAAACACCTGCTGTGATTGACACATATTGTCCAGCCTGTCTATTATTATTTTGCCATCCAAATATAGGGGCTTCTGTATTTTTTGGTACTGAAGCTCCAAATTTTTTCCATTGGGTTCCATCATAAATATAAGATGCTTTTGAATCTTTCCAGGCAGAGCCATCGAAGATTGATATTTTTTTGAAAGGTTTCCATTGGGAACCATCAAAAATGTTTAGTGGCATCCTATGTCCCCTTTAGTATTGTATGTAAATATCTCCAGCAGCTGGTGAAGATATTGAAGAATATCCTGTAGCTGAAGAGCCATATGCAATTTTGTTTCCTGCTGTATTTGATCCTGCATTATGATATCCATAAGTTTTTGCATTATCTAAAGTTGCATATGTTGTTGCTGCAAGTGTTTTTGTTAAATATAAAGTTAAATCAATATCTTCCCAAGAAGCATTTATTCCATCTGTTTTTAAATATTTGTTAGAATATCCCATTTGACTTGGAAGCGCTGTATCTAATCCAGTTACGGTTGCTCCAGAAAAATCTACAGCCCCTGTAAAAGTTGGTGATGCTAGCGGAGCCTTAAGGTCTAAAGCTGTTTGTGTTAATGTTGATATAGGTTTATTTAAATCTGTAGTGTTATCTACATTTCCTAAACCAACCATAGTTTTTGTAATACCAGAAACTGTTCCAGTAAACGTTGGGGATGCAAGTGGAGCTTTTAGTGCAATTGATGTTGTTAAGGCTCCAACGGCTGTTTGATTTGATTGTAAAGCTGTTGCAATTTCTCCAAGTGTGTCTAATGTTCCTGGAGCTGAATTAATTAAATTATTTATTGCTCCTGATATTGCTGAATTTCTATTTGTTACCTCTGTAGATACTGCTGTATTTATTGATGAGGTTACATCCGATGCTCTTGCAATAGAGGCTGGTATTACTGCAACATCTAATTTGGCTGATGCATCTAAACCTGCATATCCAAAAGCAGAATCTCTTCCACTTTCTAATACATATTGGTCTAAAGAGTTTTGTAATCCTGTTTGAAGAACATATCTTGTATCTGCATTTGATTTTTTAACATAAGTAGAATCAATTGATGCTGATAAATCATCAATATTGCCATTTAATGCAATCAAAACATTTGTTATGTTTGGAGAAACGGCTGCAATAGCTTTTGCATCTGAATAATAAAGGTTATTAGACCCTTCTGCTAAATCATCTGTTGTTTTTGAGCTAAAGCTTGCTGATCCGCCACCAGATGCTGCAATTGCTGCATTTCTGTTTGTTACTTCTGTAGCTATAGCAGCATTGATTGCAATGCCTCTATTTGTAGCTTCTGCAGCGACTGCTGATGTAATTGCTGAATTTCTATTTGTTACTTCAGTAGAAATTTTTGAATCTGTATAATTATTAGCAGCTGATGTTGCAGATGCTATTGCAGTTAAATCTTTGCTTTCTGCTGCTGCAATTGCATTTTGTTGTGCAGCTGTTGCTTTATTAGTTGCATCTGTAGTTGAAATTGTAACTGCTTGACTTTTTGCTGTTTCAATTGCTGCATTTCTAGCAGAAACTTCTGCTGCAATTTGTGATGCTACTGCTGCAACTGCTCTTGCATCTGTAAAATAAAGGTTTGTTCCTTCTGCAATTGATGAAGTTGTCATTGAGGCAAAAGCTGCATTAATATCTGCTGTGATAGAAAGAGCGGTTGGAAGCTGTGATGTAGGAATTTTTCCTTCTGAATTTAAAGTAGCAAGTCCGTTGGCTTCTCCAGCTTTAAAGGCATAGGATGTAGTCTGATTCCATCTCTGTCCATTTCCAATTTTAAATTTTAAAGTATCTGTTTCAATTCCAATTTCACCACTTAGTAAAGTTGGATTTACTGAAGTCCAATTGGCTGCTGTATCTCTTCTTAGCTGAATTCTTACTGACATTTTATGCTCCTCCTGCATCTACTGTATTGCTAAAATTAGTATCTGCATTTCCACTATTATTTATTGTATCATTATTATCTGGCCAATACAAAGAATCTGGTTGACCTGCATCAAATAAAGTTAAAGATTCCCAGCTAGCTTCTGTTGTATTAGAAGTTGGGCTTCCCCCATCAACACCAACTACCTGCGGCAATGTAATTGCGGGAGATGCAACTTCATTATAGTCTACAAATGTAATTGGATTTTGTATATCGATAGTATGGACATCGCCATCATAAGTATGGGTATGTCTATAAAATGGAGTAGGATCATTGCTTGGTGGAGTTAACTCAACCCATTCTTCGCCATTATAAATTCTTAAGTTTTTGCTTAATATATTAAAGTAAACATCTCCAGCGGATGCGTTTGCTGGATCTGACGCTACTGTAAGTAAGTTAAGGGCAACTTTCATTTGGCGAGACATTTATTATCCTACAATTACTACTTTATATTCTCCAGCTGCAGGCGCAATTGCAAAATCTACTGTAACAACATTTGAACTTGTTCTTTTTACATCTGCTTCAACTTGACTAAATGGTGAGGCCGCTTCAAAAATTTGAACTGTTACGTCTGTTGTACCTAAATTATGAGTAATTGCATAAGATGTTGCTGATGCACCTAGTGTTTCTGCATATTTTCTGGCAATTGCATGGTAGTTTGTTCCATCATTGGTAAGTGTCCACTTATCTGATGTTTCATTCCATAGTATCTCTGTATCTGTTAATGTTCCTCGTTCTACAACAATTCCTGCATCTGTTGTAGGGGTTCCTGCAAATCCACTGTTAAGCTTTACTTTGTTATCTTCAATATTAATCTGTGTTGTATTTACAGAATTAACAGTTCCAATAACATTTAAGTTTCCACCAACTTGTAAGTTACCAGTAATCTCTACGTTATCTGGCAAACCAATAGTTACAGCTGCATTATGTCCGCTATTTGGTGAAACTGTAACTTCATTAGCTGTTCCAACAATAGTTGCTACATAGTCACCTGTTGTTTGTGAATCTAGGGGAATAACTAAATTAGCTTCACTTGCTCCAGTTAAACGACCTTGCTGATCAACAGTGAATGTTGGTACTTTTGTAATTGAGCCATATGTTCCAGCTGTTACTGCGGTATCATTTAATTTTAATGTATGTGTTCCTGCTGCATCACTGTATGTTGCAGTTAATCCTGTTCCGCCAACAACTGTGGAGCCAATTAAATCTTGAATTACTTCTTGTGAGCCAGAGGTTGGTGTCCACTCTGTTCCATTGTAGAAGTACAATACATGTGTGCCAGTATCAAAGTAGATTTGACCAGCGACTGGTGATGAAGGGGCAGACCCTAAATTTTGAATTCTAGCATTGAGCAACTCATTCTTGTTGAGGTCAATACTAACTAAAAACTTTTTTGCCATTTTCTTTCTCCCTTATGACAGATGTGCTGTCCCTGAAAACGGTTGCGCCATAGTCAGTGTTATTTGATTAATACTATTATAGTCTATTCCTGTTTCTAGGATATCCCCTGCGCTTGACTTAACAGTTACATTGGGGTGGAACCCAAGATTATGATTAATAGCTACGGAATATATTCCTTGAACTGGTCCAGTAATTTGCGCCATTTCCCAGCTATAGCTTAAAGAGATTTGTTTGTCTAATACAAAGCTGCTATTTATATCCCAGCTATTTGTTTGATCGTTTTTAGGGCCCCAAAATCTTGTTGTTTCTGTATCAAAATAAAAATCTCCAGGTACGCCTAGGGTATTAGCTGGATTTCCTTCTCCACTTATAATTGTTCTGCCTGGGGCACCGCTTGATCTAACTACAACAAGTGGTTTATTCTCGGTTACTATTAAGCGTGTTGCCATTATACTGTCACCGACCTACTTAAGGTCATATACCCTTCTAACAATCTTGTTTTATTAACACTTGGGTCAATTAAAATTAGATCGTATGCAGATTTTGGATAAAACATTTTATTTGTTCTATCTGCAGAAATGGAAATCTTTAGTTTTCCTTCTGTTGGGCTAATAACAATACCATCATTTTCTGTCAGTGTAAATGCTAGCTTTTTGCCGCCCTGGGTATCTCTAACCTGAAGTTTAGCAGTATGGTGGTTTAATTGTATGGGTGTCTGATCTTCATCTAAATACTGTACTTCAAATGTAAAAGTAGTATTTTGATCAACTTCAAAATTTTTTTGCGCTGCCACATTTACCCCTAAATTAGAAAAGCCCTTATGCCAATTTTAGCATAAGGACGTTCCTAATCAACTATAACTTTAGGGGTTAGTTTTTGCCACTAATTGTAAATCCAAAGCTCTTATCATTTGGATTTAGGGCCTTCAAAATAACGGGCGCAATTGCTGCGATTCCACCTAATAGAAGGTCTTTAGGATTTGTATTTCCTGTCATGTAAAGTGCAAGTACTGCGGATAGAAATGCTCTTCCGTAGCTTGATAATGCTGAAAGAATTTGCTCCTGCATTGTTACCTTTCCATCTTTGTTTAAATCTGCTTTTGCAAATTTAGCCATTTTGTCATCTCCTTGTGGGCAAGGTGCCCAGGAATTTTGGTTTTACCCAATACTATAATTCTACCATTAAGCAGAAATATCTACAAGCTCACAATTTCCATCTGAGCTACAAGCAAGCGTAGCTGTTGGCGAAGTTCCGTCTTCTGTCTCATAAAAAGAAAGATCTTCCCATCGAATATTTGTTGGCATCTTTGCAACAAGAGCATCATATTCTTCTTTTCCTACTTCTTGGTAAGGAGCCTGCTTATATGTGTGATCTGAATGTGGGAGGAATGAAATTCCAGAAACCTCGTCAAAGTTTTTATAGACCCAAGCTCCAACTTCCATCCATTCATCTTCTTTTACAGAAACTGTAATTGAAGGTTTATGCTCACACCATGCACGTTGATAAACAAGCCAGATATTTAAATGATCAATTGCTGTAAGATCATTTCTTACAATTGCACCCTCTGGTGCTTTAACTGGAAATGAAAATACATATGTATCGTTTGGCTTCATTACGTCATCTTCTACTGGAATTCCAACTTCCTTTAAAAATGTAGAAATTGGATCGCCCTTTGATCCACGAACTGTACGAATGTAATATTGTGAATGCCAAGGGTGCATTCCTGAAGATACACCAACCAGCTGAGAGACTGTTCCAGACGGCTTTACACATGTAATAGCTGCAGACTCAGGAATTCCAATCTTTCCAGCCTCTTCTTTATTTACTTCTCTTGCTCTGTCACGCATTGACATTAAAAATGCTTCAAGAGCAATAATGTCTTCTTTGCCTGACATAAACCTATGCCCAAATTGTCCAGTTAAGGAAACGCCAAGCAGTCTTTCTTCTTCTGTATTATCTTTCCAAATCTTTCGTAAGTATTTAAAATCTGTTAATGTTGATTGCCATGTCCCAAGAATTGTAGCAAGCTCAACTTTGCGTTGAATATCTTTCTTTGTGTCCTTTTCACGTAATACGACTTCTGAAAGATTACAAAACTGATAAGGACGTAAAATAATTTCTGAACATGGGTTTGTTCCATAATGGATCTCAGGATCTCTACGACCAAATTTAGCTGCTTGCGCTTGCGCTGCTGCGACATTATAGATTCCACGTTCACCAGACTTTGAGTCATATAAAGATTTCCATTCTGCAATAAATTGTTCCATCTCTGGTTTGCGTGAATATGCAACAGAGTTATTTGATAAAGCTCTTTGTGGACTATTCTCCCACCAATTTCCAGCTTTTGCTTGCGCCATTTCAATGTCATTAATATTAGACAAAGAAATCATTGCTGAACGCCGAACTCCTCCAACAACAACAACTTCGCCAATCTTACACATAATATCGTGACATTCAATTGGCTTAAGATTTCTTCCTGCTGAATTTTTAAACTTTGCAATAGTAAAATCAAAAAGATTAATAAGTGGCTGTGGGCCAGATGATCTTCCGCCCATTGTTTTTAGACGTGCACCTGCGGGCCTTACTTTAGAAACATCAATTGCTGGAATATGACCAGTCCATAGCAAAGCAAGTAATTCACGATATGCTTTTGCCCAACCTTGTTTTGAATCTTCTACAACAATTACTGTGTCTGACTTTTCAAGTTTTTCTGGGACGGCAGGAAGTTTGTTAATATACTTGTATTCAACAGAGAATCCAACACCAGTCCCACACATTAACACATACATAGTTTCATCAAATGATCTTGGAGAATCTACTGGCAAGAAAGCACAGTTATATCCAGCTACATTGTCTCTTTCTAATGCTGCACCAGATGTCATAACAGATCTCATTGATGGCATTACATTTCGTTCAAAAACAAACTCTTTTAATTCCGCAACTAGCTTTTCATTTGGAATATAATTATGATTTGTTTTTAAATGATTAGTCATAAAAGAAAAATATCTATCTACTGTTTCTCCCCAAGTTTCTCTTCTTCCTTCTGCTTCTACCCATTTTGCATATCTAGATAAAGCAATAAAGTTTTCGTAAGGATTTTCAATAGTTTGTGACATTTATTATACGACCTTTTCTCCGCCTTGCGGTGTAATTTTTAGATGAAGTCCTAGTGTATCAAACTTTTATTTAGCGGTCTAGGGGTGAAAAAAATTTTATATATCTCAAATAATGATACATTGTTTTAGTTAACTAGGTTGACATTGCTTATATATTAATGTTATGATTATAGTTCGTTATCTCTATAGGAGGAAATGCCAATGGAGAATATAAAACAACAGTTTAGCGATTTGGTTCGTGACTGGACAATAATAACAGTGACAACACTGTTTTTGTTTTCTAGTAACCCAGCAAATGCTTTGACTGTAAAACCTTTAGTGAAAACTGAAGCCCAATTAAAGCAAGAAGTCTTAGATCAGTTCAGTAATGCAAATTACAGTTCATCTGAGATGCTTACAGATCAAGAGTTGTTAACACTTCTGGAGACTGTAGGATTCGAAGGAGTAGGCCTTAAGAAAGCTTGGTCCATAGCAAAGCGTGAATCTAATGGAAGACCGCTTGCATATAACGGGAATAGGAAAACAGGGGACAGTTCTTATGGACTGTTTCAGATTAACATGATTGGAAATCTTGGTCCTGAAAGACTTGAGAAATTTGATCTACAGAGTAACAAAGAGTTATTCGACCCAGTAACAAACGCAGAGATAACGTACTATATGACCGATGGCGGCAGTGATTGGTCAAGCTGGAAGGGTATGACCCCTAAAGCTAAGGAATTTTTATTAAAATTTCCGACAAAATAAAGGAGATGGGATGAAGATACAATATGTATCAACTTACATCTCCATGTCAGAAGAAGGATTGGTTGAAAAGCTTTTATGCCCAGTAGACCAATCCCTTCTTTTTTGTAATCAAGATTTAGAAGACAACATATCTTTATATTGCTTAGAGTGTGAATATAAAAAAAATATTGGTTTGTCTACTTATCAAAACATAGTAAAACTTGTTGAGGAAAATATAAATGTGCAATAAGCAATATTGTGAATGCAATAAAGAATCTGCTAATATACCTATTACTGATTCTATGGGTAGAGAGATCTTTTGGTTAGATGCAGGAAGACCTGAATAAAGAAGTTTCAAGTAATCTTGAAGATAATTTGCCCATGGTAAATTATATTATGCTACACAGAATGTATGACCTTCTTACCTTAATTTCAAATAAAATTGTAGGTAGTGAAGATACTCAAAAAATGATAGAATATCATGAGGCGGGTTACCTTTTGGGGCCAGCGCCTTCATTTACACCAGGTGAGGAAGAATAAAATGGAAAAAGAAAAAGTAGTTCTACTAATGCTAGAAAAATTAAATAATGACACAAGATTTGCTGGAGTTTCTTCAGGAGCAGATATTGCAGATGTTGAGCAGCAAATTATTAAAAATCAGCCATTTTTACAATGGCAAATGGGAAATATGTATGACCTTCTTGTAGAAAAGGGCGTCATAACTCCTTGACATTATTTAAATAATACTTTATACTTTTAAAGTATTGGTCGAGTTTTGCTCCCAGTATATAAAGCCCCTTTCGGATCCGCCTCTGAATGGGGCTTTATTATTTAAGTGGTATAATTATATTATTATGGCTAGAGATCATTTTTCAAAAGCAATGCATAGCCCTTATTTTTCATCACCTGGCTATGGTGATACACCCAGCGGAAAAGCAGATAAAAAGATAGAAGAAAATCTGAATAAAATAAAAGGATTTTTTAAACGTATAGTTAGGAAAAAATAATGTTTATAGATAATAAAAATTTTGAGCAGGTTGCTGATCAAATTTGGGTTTGGCGTAATTTTGTAACAGAAGAAGAAAATAATCAAATCATGAATCTTATGAAAGCTCATGAAAGTAGATTTGACAAAAAAGAAGAAGCTTTTAAATTTGAAGATCAAGCAATAGACTGGTATAAAGATAAAACTGGACCATTAATGATTGAGCTAAAACCTATATGGGACAGAATTTCATTAGCACTTTACCCAGAACATTACATTCATCCACAACTATTTGTAAATGTAATGCGTCCAGGGGATGAGGGTATGTTTGTACATGCCGATAGCCCAGGAATGAACATGGAGCATAATTTAACTCAACTTGATAGATGGTCTACCTGCTGCAGACTAAGCCATGGTATAGTGACATATTTTGGAGATTACACTGACGGACAAATTTTTTATCCCAATATTGAAAAAGACGGCACAGTAAAACAAAGACCTGGGGATTTTGAAGATTGTCTTGAAATAGATGTAAGACCTAGAGATTTAGCAATTCATGGTGCCGTTCACCCTTGGGAGCACGGAGTAAGAAAGATTACATCTGGTACAAGATATGCCTATTCAAACTTTTGCATGGAAAAAGAGCATGCGCCTGGAACATATGAATTATTTAATCCAGAGAAGCATTTAAACATGACTGATCGTGAAGAAATAATAAGCTGGGTTGGAACAGTATATCCAGAAACTACTTTCTGCAAAAAGAAATGTATATGTGGACAATCAGCAGACTTTCCATATTGCGATAACACACATAAAGTAATTAATGCAAAAAATGCTGGTATCGATAAATAATTTTTTATCTAAAGAAGAAATTGAATCTTTTTTAAATAAAAAAACTTCTATTGATTTAATAGTAGATAAAGCTTCTAGCATAATATCTAAATGTAATAATGCTAAAGTTTATACACAATGGGTTGAATTTCTAACTATGAAGCCTGGATCATTTAATTCTTTACATACAGACATAGATAATGATGAAGAAAATCTAATATCTGCAATACTTTATTTAAATAATGATTACAATGGTGGAGAATTTATTTTTCAAAACATAAAAGTTAAACCAAATTCTGGTCAACTACTTTTTTTTAATAGTAATAAGAACACCCCTCATGAGGTAACAGAAGTTTTGGGCGCTGATAGATTATCTATATCAATGTTTTTTAGTTATGATGAAACAAGATCAAAATACAAGTATCTATCTAAAACAATCTCTAATACATACAAAAGGGACAAAAGACCTATATAGTGCAAAAGTGAAAAAATTGAAGTGCGGCGGCGGTAGAAGAACCAATTTTATTATTTAGCATCATACAGGGGATTATTACTATATTCGTAGATAAGATCCATTAACAACTTACACTCTGAATGGCTTTCTAAGTACCATATGTCACATACCCCTGACTCTGCATTCAAACATGTCTCTAATCGGCTCTGAAGCCCTTTTATGACCCATTCTAGCGAACACCGTGCAATGAACTTGTCAGCTTGATAATAATTGCACTCTTCATATCGACGATCTAGCAAATATCTCGCTAACTGGTCTGCTTTGTCCGAATTTACCGTATTATCCATATTGTACCAATTATATACCATGCAATGAGTATCCAAGATAGCCAGAGTATTGACCTATATAGTTTAGAATTCTTCATGATCTATATTTTCATTTAGGTCAAAATCAAAAATTTCTACAGTTCCCGCCCAATTTAAAAATTTAGACAATGCAACTCCTGAAAGGATTGCTATCGCAATGGTACTTACTAATGCATATAATTTCTTCATATATATCCTAGTCAACTGCTTTATTTAATATCATCCCAAAACGCAATGATAGCAATTATCATTGGTCCAAATATAATTGTTGCTTGAAGCCAATTCATATTGACCTCCTTTGTAGGGATACTGGGATTTGAACCCAGAGTCGTTTGTATATAAGACAAATGCTTTAACCAGATTAAGCTATATCCCCTAGGGATTAGCGTATTCGGTTCCCGCCGATTAATTTTTCAATGCAAGATACGCAAAAATTTTCAAGTACGCCTTTAGCGTTAATACGCTCTACATACTTTGAGTTTTCGCAAAAGTCACATTTCATAATATTATTATACCATAATCCTAGTCAACTGCTTTATTTCTGACTATGAATTTTTTATTTAATTTTTGTAAATTTGAGATTTCTTCTACTGAAGTATAAATATTAGCTTGATGAGTATGTGTAGCAAAACATTCTTTTCTAGAGATATCACGTTTTGCATTGATTTGATCTTGAGTCATAAACTCTATTTCTTTTTTATATGAATTAGGCATTGGAGACTCTACATACATTCTAATAAATACCTTCTCGCCATTTTTAGTCCCATATACTCCATGATAATGTAATGAAGAAAAGAACATAGCATCTCCAGCTTCAGGAAAATATTCTACTGGTTTATCTATTTCATAGTACTCTACGCCATTGTCTGTAACTTTTCTTTCTGCCGTTTCCATATTTATAAAAGATAATCCGCCACCTTCAAAATCATCATATGGGTAAACGTTTAATGTAAATGCATGTGGAGAAGATCCCCAAAATGGAGTTCTATCTATATGATATCCATTTATAAAACCATCATCTCCAAAGCTATCTGCGTAGTCTACTAATAATATATCTGCTGATCCCCAGCCATGAGAATCTTTTGCTTCTTCTTCGGTTGCTGGTATATTATAGTTTGGATCTATATCTAAAGACTTTAAATAATACATATCGAGATAATTATCTTTATAGTAATTTATACACTTAGTATATATATCTTTTAGCTCTTTTATAAGCTCACCAGGCTCATTATTTAAATCTCTAGTCTCGTATGGATCTAGCGTAGATTTGAATCCTGATATACCCCAATCCATCCAGTCTGTAAACAGCTCGTGTTTTTCTGTCTGAGATTTTTTTATAACGTTATAGGTATTTTTGGGATCCTTTAAAACATTTTTAAAAACAAGAACACCTTTAGTTAATTCAAAGCTATCAAACACTTTTTACCACACAAACTATCTGGTTATCGTTTCCACCGTTGCCAATTTCTTCTTTTGAATTATAAATTCTGCATTGCCATCCATATTTAGCAAATCCTTCTTTTTCTTTTTCTTTTAGTAGTAGGTCAAAATCTTCTGCAGACATAGAAGCCTTTGTATCAAACCATTCTTGTTTTGGAGCTGCTGTTAAAAATTGACGAACATAGAATTTATTTCCTACTACTGGAAGAACTGCATGATAAACATCTGTTCTAAATAGTAAACCATCCCCAGCTTCCATTTTATATCTTACTGGTGCATCAATCATTAGGCATTCTCTTTCAACGCCAGCATCGTCTTTGTAAGTTGATTTTTCTGCATCTTCGGTATTGATTATTAAAATATCTCCACCTTCGTAGTTGTCGTTAGTATAAATATTAAAATTAAATATATGTGGAGTTCCGCCAAACCAGGGTCTACGGTCTTGATGGTATTCCATTGATAGTGGTTTTTGAGGATCAGTATTTTCTGATTCAAGTATTACTACGTCAGCAGTAAAATAGCTTGGATGACGTCTCATATCTTCCATAGATGTTGGAATATTTGCATCTTCATCTATCAAGTTAAAATATTCAGGATTTAAATAGTTATCTTTGTAAATTTTCATTGCATCCCAAAAGATATTTAAAAATTCTTTAAGATGTTCCGCACCTTCAGATTCATCTTGCATATAACTAGGATCTTCAAATGGATGAGCTTTTGAATATTGACCCCATGGACGCCAGTCTTCCCAATTTCCAAACCACTTGTCACCATTGGATTTAGAGCGTATAATAAAATCCTGAGTTGCAGCTGGATCCTTTAATGTGTTTTTAAAAAGGATTACATCTTTGGTAAGTAGTATATGTTCCATGATTCCCTAACGCTAGAATATAATTATAGCATTGGTTGTATCACTTGATCTTAGGTCTTAGGTCTTACTATATATAATATATTTAATATTTATTGATTTACTGACCCCCCGACCCCCCTAGAAAAGTATAACATTTGTATTTTCGGTGTCAACCCTTTTCATATTTCAAAAAATGTTAATAAATTTTTAATTTGCACGATACACACATTTTAAAGAAACGGACATTTAGGATAGACCGCACATATTGAGCGTGATTACTTAGCCGATGTGGTGTATCTCACAAAGTATTTTTTCAAAATGTCCGAATTGTCGGTGTTGCGACTTGATAAATGTCAGTCCCCCTTGCTATGCTTAAGGTATAAAGAAAGTAAGAGAGACTTACTTAGAAAGGAGTTAGAGACTATGACTAACTCAATGTATGAAAGAGCGAGAGGCTTCGCCTCCGTATCCGACTATCCGAAGGGTATGATGAACCTCTGCCCTTGCGGTCAGGTAGTGTTAGCACCCTCTAACTATCACGAGGGCTTCCCTTGGTGGGATAACCCTAACCAATGTAAAGAGATGTGGGATAACTCACACTCTGCCTAACGGCGTGTCGCTTGATAATGTCAGCCCTATCCGCTACAATTCCATACATAACGAACTAACGAAAGAAGAAATAAATGTCATACGCATACAACACACGCACCAATAGCCTCTCTAAGTGGGACACTATTCAGGCAGATGTCGCAGACGCATACGCTTACCTAGATGAAGAGGTAGAGCAAGATGAAGATGAATTAGAAGATGAATTAACAGATGAGCAAGTAGACGCACTACTAGCAGAAATGGCAGAGGTAGCGTAATGGGTTACATAGAAATCTTTAGAATGAATGAAGAGGGTGCTGGCTGGGTAGACCTAGCAGACGCAACACCTAGCGAATTACTAGATATCGAAATCGGACTACTACAAGAGGGAGCAATCTAATGACTATCACCTACTCACTATGGCAAGGTAGCCAACTACTAAGCGTTAACAACAAGGCAAGCAAGCCCGAAGAAATCTTAGCGGTTATCGAAGAACTAAATAAACTAGGTAAAGGGTTTACCTTTAATGTAAGAGAAGTGGATACTAGTAAATGAATAGACTACTAACTAGCCTAGTGCAGATAGCTATTGGAATTCCCGCCCTCTATATGGGGCGCATAGTATTGCGTGAGATCGTTAGCGATTTTCGAGAGTGGAGTAAATCACACTAACGCTACGGCGTGTCGACTTGACAAATCGGCATGCCGCCCACATGGGTGTGGGGGCTGTGGATAACTTACGGCTATATGTGGATAACCCTGGAATTTTTGCAGCGACACGCCCGAGATCCGTGTGATATTAAACACATAACCCACGCTCCACATATTGAGACAAACCCTTGCAAAATTAACACTTTGTCAGTCCTATCCGCTATAATGTCTACTATAACTTCAACGAAAGGAAGCCAAATGAATCTCGATGAATTCAAGGCTCATGTGTTAGCGACACGACAAGCCTCAAAAGCGGAAGCCATGTCAGTGCTATCTGCTACAATGTCCGTATCAACAACAACGAAAGAAGGTGCCACTAATGGCAACTAAACTATACACAATCGAAAACTTGCTAATCGGCAAGACTTACCGCTCAAACTCTCGCCACTTTTCAGGCGAAATCGTATCTGCTGAACCACGCCCAGCAATTTGGTATGGCGAAAAAACCGAAGCGTTTTTAATCGAAATCCGCACAGGCGGTTTGCGAAATAAATTCGCAACAATCGCAGTAAAGGTTGGTGAATAAATGGGAATGGTAAAAGATAGCCTTGACGGAATTTTTCTTTGCGATAATTGCGATACTCTCGCAACAGTTTGGCAAAAGGGAAACACAATCGAAATAACAAAATGCGAATGCGTAACACTAGACTGGGAGAGCGATAATGTATAAACTAACTTTATCTTATGACGGAAATGCACCACATTGGCAACAAGACTACGAAAGCGAATTTGACGCTTGGAAAGATTTCTTTGCTTTTGTTGATTGGGGATTTGCTAACGAATACTCAACTGTAAATCTTTATAATTCAGAAATGAAATGCTTTACTCGCCACTTTTATCGTGAAGACAGAAAGGTTGTAACTGTAAAATGACAATGACACGCAAACACTTTGAGGCTATTGCCAAAATTCTTAAATACAATTCAAACAAAACTCACCCCGCTGTTTTTTCTAAAATGGTTTTGGATTTTGCTGAATTGTGTGCGAATGAAAATCCTAATTTCAATGTAAATAAATTTCACGAAGCGAGTGGCTATGTTGTCCCGAAATTCTCTTCTCGATAAAGTAAAACGCATTCAGGAATTGCGTCGCAGTAATGCGGCGCAACCTGTTCGCAATAAAAAAACTTACACACGCAAGATCAAGCATAAAAATAAATATGCAGAATAGCGCATAAATATGCAGCTGCGCCCACATATGTGCGGGGTCGGGCGTGTCGGTACGATGTGATGTAAATCACCCTGGAAATTTGCGTGTCGATTAGTAAATGTCAGTCCGTTCTGTTATAATTCTCTCAACTACCAACGAAAGGCCCCTCATGGATAATTTTACTGTTGCTTGCTTGAACTATGAAATTTGTGGCGCTACTACAACTTTCTTCGATGAAGCCGAATATGAAATTTATGGCGATGACTATATGTGCGCCGAATGCTATGATTCCGAAGAAATGGAATTCTATGAAACTGCTGGCTGGGCAGATTCCGACGCTCTTGCGTCTGCTGGCCATGGAATGGATGAGGACTACTAATGTCAGACCTAACTAGTATAATCACCCCTATGAAACTTAAACGTTCAAATGATAGAAAGGTGGCTAACCTTGTTACAAAAAATGGAAAGCAAGCCGCAATTGCTAACACGTTCGGATTACCTGCAGGAAAAGACTATTCATGTCCTGGCGCTACGTCTATCTGCGAAAGTGTTTGCTATGCAGGCAAGCTTGAAAAACTCTTCAAGGGCGTAAAGGTTAACCTGCTCCACAATTGGGAGCTCCTACGTAATGCAGACAATGAGACCATGGTCCAATTGCTGGATGAAATGATTATTGACTTTATCAATGATTGTGAAAAGAAAAAAGCGCCTAAGTTATTCCGTATCCACTGGGACGGCGATTTCTTTAATGATACCTATGCATATGCCTGGAAGACTGTTATCTCTAATCATGCAGATGTTCAATTCTGGGTTTATACACGAGTAAAGTCTGCAGCGCTTATTCTTAAAGATATCTCTAACCTATCTCTTTATTATTCTACCGATGATGAAAATAAAGAAATTGCTCATGATTTAAAACTTAATGACGGGGTCCGCCTGGCTTATTTGGGAAAGACATTCTCGGCCACTGAGGGCACCATGAAAGAATTAACTGGCAAGCCTGGTGCTAAGTGTCCTGAGAATAATAAGTCTATTCCGCTGATTAGCAATGCAGGGTCCGCATGTGTTTCATGTGGCCTATGTGTTTATGGTAAGGCGGATATTAGATTTTCTGCGAGTAAGAAATGACGGATGTGATTGGATCCTTGATCGGAATCATATTAATATTTTTCTTGTGCTCACCAATTATTTTAGCGGTGTACATGCTGCATAGTTCTAAAATAGATGTCGACGGTGACGGTCATGATGACGTGCCAAATCGTTGGGAAAAATAAATAGGCTGGTAACCTATCGGCGTGTCCCCTTGACAAAAGGGGACCGCTGCCCCCATCTTTGTGGGCGGTTATCCACAGGCTTACGTAACTTATCCACAGACCCTGGAAATTGTGAGAAATATCACAAAAGCTGCGACACGCCGAGGATAGATTAGGAAATGTCAGTGGCTTACGCTACAATACTCTTATTCAACCAACGAAAGGTAAGTTATGTCTAATCTAATGAAAGTTCCACACACTATCGAGTTCGAGGCAGTAATTGACTTGGATAAAATTCCTGCAAGTTTATTGCCACGCCTGCTAACTATGGATACAAGTTTAATTACAGAAATGTGTAAGGGTGCAACAGCACACGCTCTTGCTATGTCTAACACACTTACAGTTGCAAATGAAAATAACTATTGGGCAGAATTAACAATTAAGGAGAATAACTAATGGGATACACAACAGCGTTAGCACTTGAAGAAGATTTATCACTCGAAGCTGGACTTGCTTATCACTTGCAAGGTAATCACTATCCACCCGTTCCCGTCTCTATGGTGCAACCTTGCATAGATGCTATTGACGCATACTATGAAGAAGATTTTGATCGTGAGATTAACTTGCCTGAAGGTATCTCTTGGCGAGGTAAAACTTCCTGCCCTGCGTCTGCAATCGTAGATGCCCACCACCTAGACGCTTGGCTACCACAAGAAGAATTGTGATTTTTATCACACGATAGGGGCTTGATAAATGTCAGACCCCTATGCTACAATACTCACCTACAAGAAAGGAAGCAAAATGACAGTAAATGGATACACTTACAAGGTTGGCGATTTATTCACCACCCTAAAGTCAAAAAAGACAGGAGTAATCAAAGAGATTATTCCTAACGCATCTGGCTCGGTGCGAGTGCTACTAGAAATGCCAACAAAGGAAACTCGTTGGACAACAGTTAGCGACTCTGCCCTAGTAGGCGCATAGTTCAGGGCAGGGGGGTTGTCAGACCCCCCTGCTATAATACTCATAACAACAACCAACCAACGAAAGGTAATAACAAATGAGCAGAGCAATCACAGTAAAGGTGGCAACACCAAAGGTAATCAAGGCACTAGAAACTCGCCTAGCACAACTAGAGAAGGATTACACTTCTCAATCAGCAAATGAAGCCAAGTATCAGAAAGCCCGTGAAAAGTGGCAGAAGGAAATTGGCAAGTGGGCTATTGACCACTTCTCAAAGGCTGAAAACATCAGAACAAACTATCGTTCTTGGAATAACTCTCTCAATGTTGATTTTGACATCATCACAAAGGAAAGCGATTTCCCTACTGAACCTGAAAAAGACTTCGAGATTATTCATCAACACACTTATCGTGAGATGAAAGAGGACATCACAAATGCTCTCACAATTCTCAAGATGACAGATGAGGAAACAGTAAATGCTTCTACAATGAAGCAAATTGCTAAGTATCTCTAACTAATCCAACGACCTGAGCAAGTCGCCAAACTGCTCACACCTTCGGGTGTTCCTACTAACAAAGGCAACAAAATGGCAAATCGTTTTAGAGTAGAAATCTATGACGCAAACAAACTCAATGATGTAACTATTTATTCAGAGCAGGGTGTAGATAAAGAATACCTAACTGAATTAGTTTATTCTAACCTCCGCAAGTTTAGCGGAAAAGTAAATGCTTATGTTTTTGATAATGTAAAGAAAAAGAAAACAACAGCAATGTTCCTTGATGAGCAAACAGTAAATAAATATAATCTCAACTTAAAACAAGACACAGCAAAGCAGTTGGGGTTGGCGTAAGCCGATCCCAGCTGTGAAGCTGCGGGCAAGCCCGCACATGTGCGGGGTTATCCACAGGCTTACGATCATCTGTGGAAAACCCTGAAAATTTGTGAGATTACTCACACGGATCAAATCGGACAAATGACTAACTAATCTAGACAATGTCAGTGCCACCTGTTATAATTGCACAATCAACCAATCGAAAGGAAATAAATATGGCTCACAACCTAGAAACTAATGGCAGCGAAGTTGCGTTTGCTCTTCGTGGCGCACCTGCTTGGCACAACCTTGCAAATCGTATCTTCTCACAAGATGAGGAAGTTACAACCTCAACAATGCTTGAAGAAGCAAAGTTAGCAAATTGGAATGTTCGCTTATCTCCACTAACTGACCACATTTCAGAATCTTGGAATGATGTTTCTAACGCATCTCTTGTCATTCGTGACAACCCTTTCAATGGCGAAACTGATGTTCTCGCTACTGTTGGAAAGCGTTATAAGCCTGTGCAAAATGAAGAATTGTTTGCGTTTGCTGATGCAATTCACGATGCCAATGCAGATTGCCGTTGGGAATCCGCTGGCTCATTGAAAAAGGGCAAAGTTGTGTTTGGAACTGTAGATATTCCCCGCACAATGGTTCTTGACCCTCAAGGCGCTAATGACGAAACAAAACTTTATCTAATTGTTTGGACATCTCACGATGGTTCTGTTGCTGTTCAAGCAGCGGTTACACCTGTTCGTGTTGTTTGCCAAAACACATTGAATCTTGCAATGCGTAATGCAAAGCAATCTTTCAAAATTCGTCACACACAATCTGTTGAAGGACGAATTCAAGTTGCTCGTGAAACTCTTGGGCTTGCTCTTGGATATTTCGATGAATTCGAAGTTCAAGCAAAAGCACTTTATTCTCAAGCAATTACTGATGCTGAATTCTCAAAGTTGATTCAGACAATTTATCCAAAGCCTGAAAAAGATGCTAAGGGCGCAATTAAGAAGTGGGAAAACAAAGTCGTTCTTCTTGATGACCTTTATCATAACTCACCAACTAACGCTACAATCAAGGGAACAAAGTGGGGTGCGTTTAATGCACTTACTGAGCGCCTTGATTATTATCGTTCTGGTCGCGGTAATGGTGAAACTCTTATGGCGGGTGCATCTGGTTTCGACCCAGTTCTAACCGCAGAAAAAAATAAGTTGTATCGAATGGTTGCAACTTTCTAAATAAAAAAATCCTGAGCAAGATTTAAAACTGCTCAACACGATCTCTTAGCTCAATTGGTTAGAGCGCTACCCTGTCACGGTAGAGGTTGCGAGTTCAAGTCTCGTAGGGATCGCTAGTAAATAAATATGCAAAACTTTGAATAAATATGCACGGCCCCCATATATGCGGGTGTGATCCTTATCATACGAAGAGCTAAAAATAACCCTGGAATTCTATTGTAAATGTCAGTGTGGTACTGTACAATACTCGCATGACCAACTATCAGAAGTACACTTGGATATGTCCTGGTGACTGCGATGCATTAATTGAATATACATTCAAAGATGGCTACGGATGGCCAGCAGGTGTGATGGACCTCACATGCAGATGCGGTACGGATTGCATCTTATTGTCAGTGGTCGATGCTACAATTACACCTTCAACAACAACGAAAGAGGAAAAAATGGAAACAACAATCAACGAAGTGCCTGCATCATACAACTCAGACCTAGTAGTTACATACAAAGTAATTCGTGGCTACTCTGATGCTGAATATGCAACATCAAAGATAACATCTCTTGAGTGGGATTTGCATAACGGACGTCAAGCACAAAAGCAAAACAATGTTCTTCAAGATAAAATTAACACTGCTAAAGATATCATTGCCGAGGCATATGCTGATTCTTCAGACCAAGATACACTTCGTTCAATTGCTGAAGCGCTAGGTATCGAACTTACTCGAACAGTTGAGTGGACTGCAACTATCGAAGTTAGCGGAACTATTGAATTAGATTTACTTGAAGACTACGACATCGAAGATGAAATTACAGATAATCTTTATGTTGATTCACAATCAGGTCGTATTGAAATTGCTGACCAAGAAGTATGTCACGTTAGGGAATGCTAATGTATTTTGAACTTACTGCTCCATCTCAGGTAGCCTATGCAAGGGCTATCTGGGATGCTGAGTTAATTGGATTAGACCCTGAACAATGCGGACCATTGACTTTCAATATTGGAACTGGTAGTATTGAGAAGGTAAGTCGCATTCGTGATAAGTATGGTTTAACTGAATCTTACTGGTCAGATAAAGAGTCAACAGGATACAAGGAGAAATAATGTCAGACTATAAAGATGGATTTGATGACGGGTATAAGTTTGCTCGTGAAGAGATTATGGAGAAGTTAGCAGAGATTGATATTGCTGACATCGACTCTTGGATTCTTGACCGTCTTTCTGAAATGATTGAGGGTGGAAACCTGTGATGGCTGAATGGCTTAAGTGTGATCAATGTGCAGCCCAAGCTATGTGGGAAGCAAAGAAAGATGCAATGTCACTTTATTTTTGTGGACATCACAAAAATGCACAGGGCGAGTCTCTTGTGGACTGGGCCCATGAAATGGTACAATTACTCAACTACGAGCAAGAACTAACAAAGGCGGAATAAAATGGGAGATAGAGCAAACTTCGGATTCAGAGACCGCAAGGGCGATACTGTGTACTTGTATGGACACTGGGCTGGACATCGCATGCTTGAGAATTTAGCAAATGCTGTAGAGCATGCACGTCCTAGGTGGACCGATGAATCATATGCAACACGTATTGCTATTAGTCAATTGATTAATGATGAATGGCCTAGCGAAACAGGTTGGGGCATTACAATAAATGAATTGGCTGACAACGAGCACAAGGTACCAGTAATCGACTGGAACAAGGCAACGTTTACATTGTTTGAAGAAGACCTGCAGACAATTGTATTTGAAACTTCGCTGGATGTATTTGTAAATAAATACAGTCAACTAGAAGAGCCTGCTATGGTATAATTAATCTAGGACTACGGTCCTGGTTTTAATAGAAGAATATGATATGGTGCGGCTAGTTAAGCGTGTCCCGCAAGTCGCTAAGTAAAGCGGATCTATTCCTTTCGTTGGAGATCCAGGCAGCCTTATCATTAGCTCCCCCGTGAAAACGGGGGGCATTTTTTTTGCCCACAAAAGACTGAGGGTAACATATTTGTTTTACGGATGTCAAGTAAAAACCCTGAAAATTCCACAATTTGAGATCGGCAGCGATCAGATGTGGTGTAGAACACAGGGGAAATCTATTCCATTTGTCAGTGGTCCAATGTATAATTCTCTTATATCAACGAAAGGATATAAAATGCCAAATTGGTGTTATAACACATTAACTATTCAAGGACCTAAGTCTGAGATAGATATGATTAAAGATAGATTGAATAAGCCTTTTACATTGGCTATTGAGACTCATGGTATGGGTGATATTTCATCTATGGGTTTCCCCACCAAAATTAAAGAAGTAACTTATTCTAATCCTGTCTTTGCTTTCTTTAATATCCACTCATATAAAGATGAAGGTATTACTGATGAGGAATATGCCTGCCAGCCTACACGTTCAGGTGCAGACATGAAAGACCCTAATTGGTTTGCACAAGAGGTTGCCCATGCTAAAACTCAGAAGGATTGGTATTCATGGAATAATACTAATTGGGGAACCAAATGGGATGTGGCTGTATCAGATGATGATAAATATCCTGAAACAGAACTAATTGAATATAAGTCAGAAGGTGATGACAATTGGCTTGTCTACAAATATGAAACTGCTTGGTCACCTGCTGTAACTATCTTAACTAAACTATCTAATCTTGTTCCGAACTGCCTGCTCACATTAGAGTATGAAGAAGAAACAGGTTGGGGTGGGGAATATGAAATTGTCCGTGGTGATGTCAAGGAGATTCTAGAATATGAGAATCGCTGCTATGCATGTCAGTCATTTAATACATTAGATTATTGTGAAGATGACTGTGGTGAATTTTGCTCAGAATGCAACCAAGGTTCTTGGCAAGATGAAGAGGCTATGAAAGAATGTCAGACCCATAGTGTATTATTGGAAACTACAGAAAAGGTGGAAGCATGAGAACTGTTGAAAAACTAAGGGCTATGACAGTAGGTCAATTAGTAGATGAAATCTATAATGATAATTATAGTCACCTAGAATTTATGGATAACATGAATGGTGGAGACTGTGATTGTAATGTATGTGGTGCAATTAATTTAATACTAGAGTATTGGGAGGTAAAGTAATGCTAGGTTATGAGATGTCAGATATAGATGAGATGATTAACTCAGTACATGATGCTAAGTTATTCTATCTTAGGACCCCGTCCGATTTGATCGATAAAGAGCCATTAGTTAAAAGCTTGGAAAAGACAGTCAGTTTTCTTCAAGGCTTATGGGCAGAGGGATATTTTGATGGTTACCAAGACTAGTACCTTTATGGAGTATATGAAACTTCATTTAATTAGTCTTAACCAGGACTTAGAAATGAATCCTGAATCTATCAATGTAATTGATATCCCAGGACAAATATATGCAACTGAGCATTTGATGTCAGTGGCTACTGATATAATGAACTCTACTAACGAAAGGTATGAATAATGAATGCAGAAGATATTGGGCTCCCGCCCCATTTGCAACGCATGGTCAATGCTGGAGTAACGGGCCTTGACATCATGCACGGGGAACTAAAGAACCTCATGCTAATTGCTGAACAAGAACTAACGTTGGCCCAAGAAACCGAAGAGGAATCAGGGGAAGCCATGGACTCCATGGAACGTAAGTATTGGGAAGGTGTCCTAGACACATATGGCGAACTATATAAACTAACTTATGATTTATCATTTGCGATTGGAGCACGTAATGAAGCCTGAAGATAAAGATAAACTAAATGAATGTATCTCTATCCTTGAATCCACAGACCTAGGCCTTTCCCTGGTTTGGTTATGGACATGGGATGTAATTAAATACAACATGCAAGACAACGAGTATACGTGCACAGTTACCGAAGACGAGATGTGGGACCACCTCTGTGAGGCTGTAGAGGCTGGTAACGGCTTCTCCTTGGAGTATGGGGCGGAACAGATTCAAGAAGACATCCGAGACTGGATGTTTGAGAAGGGCTACCTATTGGACCCTGAAGATATAGAGGAGGAAGAAGATGAAGATGAGTGACCCGTACATCGATGAACAATTAAATAAAGCCCAAAAGCTTTTGTGGGGTGGATCTGAAACAGAAAATATTGAAGCCCATAACATCATTGCTAAATTAATCAAAGATCGAATGGAAGCAATTGATCAGTAAGGGCCAAAATTTTTCCTTACGGTAATAAAAATAAATAGCCTGAAACCTATTTACAAAATTGTAAATAGTTGATATAATAAATAAAACATCTCTTGAAAGGAGATAAACAAATGGCAACAAAGCGTGAATATCTTAAGCAGCAGGGCATTGCAGTAGGCGTACGTGGTCGATTCTCAGGAGCAGCTAAGGTAGCTCTAGCTGAGGCGGAGGCCAAGGGCATTAAGTTTACAGCAGAAACACCAGCAGGCAAGGCAAAGTAATACTTGGGGGTGGCAGGGCTTCGTTGGTCCTTGCCACCCTCCTTCTTTTTTGATATAATAGCAGGTTCTATAGGCGGAGGCGGATATGAGTAAATCACCAGAAATAAAAGTGGCGGAAGCAATAGTTAATCTAACAGAGTCCCATTGGTTTAATCCAACAGTCTTTGGTAGATATCTAGCAGAACAACCACATTACACCATTGACAGAATTATGGAAATGGTTGTATCAATCATCTCTGAACAATCTAAGATACATGGTAGAAACAATTCCACATCCGAAGGATTGCTTCTAGCAAATGAACTTAATGAATGTATCAAGGCTTATCAGGAGAATGTACAATTAAATAATCTAAAACTGCCTTCCCGTTCTTTTAAAGTTCCAAAGCGGGAGGAACCAAAGACACATACATTTGGATGGCGGAGTGAAGAACTAGATCCATTCAATTAAGGCATATACAATGAGAGAAGAATGCCTGGTTATATAGATAAACATATATAGCCCAAATGATCCACAGGATGTTTCCACATTCTGTGGATTTTTTGTATGTGTGGGAATGTGGGCCAAATTTTTCATTTACGACCAGCTGATCTAAATCCCTGAAATTTCTGACAAGTGGGCCAAATTTTCTATTTACGAAGGCTTGACAAAATCCCTGAAATTTGCTACAGAATATGTCAGAATAGATAATTATACATTATAAATGTCGACAAATCTGTAGAGAATATGGCAAAATAGATCAAAATTCCTCATGAAATCTATTGACAAATATGGATCAATATGCTGCTATATATGTCCGATTTGTCCTATTGACATTACGATTAAGATGGGGTATGCTCAATTACATATGTATGTTTAACTATATATATCTATAGTATATGATATGTTATCTAGAGTATATATTCTCCACAATGCTCCACTTTACTCCACTATATAAGCCTTCTAAGGGCTATTAGAGAGGAGATAAATGGGAGGGGGATATAGGAGTTAGCTAAATGCTCTACTTGCAGAGACTGCATTTACATGAGCGAAATAGCTCAATTACTCCATCTATGATAGCAATTGCTGATATGCCTAGCATAAAATAGATCCAATATATATACCAGATCCACATTATTTACAACTCATGCAGTAATATGGAACACGTAGGTTATCTCTATGAATATACTCTGTTCGAGCACAACCAACACATATAGATCTAACTATCTCAGAATCATTTTCTGGCATATTAATCAAAGGATCTCTTGTATAGTATATCTTGGTTATATACCATGTAATGGCTATTAGTAGTATCTCTATCATCGGTTCCCGTCCTTATCTATTCGGTCCAAATATTGGAGTTATTGTTGGATGAACATCGTCATCATCCGACCATTTGCCTGTGCTATACCCAGGTTGAGGATTGGGCATATCATCGCCCATAGCACCACAATTGTCGCATGTGACTTGACCATCAAGGTCTAGCTTATAGTCACATCCATATTTGGTACATAGGGCATCGCTCATTTACATCCACCTTGCTCTATAGAATCTAGTGTCTTCCAGTATATTCTTTACCAATAAGCCTTCATCCTGTGATACTCTAGTTACAGTTGCAGTATTTATAGAAACACCAACTTTCCTAGCTTTTATCCTAGGGTTCTTACTTACTCTTAAAGGGATCTTTTCAGGCCATAAGCCTGCCGCCTTCATTTCTCTTTCCCATTTAGCAAGTTCCTTCTTATTTGGGAACTCATTCTTTTTCTTTGTCATATAGATATTATACTATATGAATATAATTCTAGTCAACTACTTTATTTCTTGGTATTAGCGTTTGTGGACCTTCTGTGCCAAATAGAGACTTCTTGATAGGTACGCAGTTAGGAACTCTCCTACCGTTCTTATCCTTCATTCCTACCTGCTTGTAGCCGCTCCAACAAGCCTTCTCTAGGTTGTCCCAGTTGTCTTCTTCTTCGTTATCAGATTCATATCCTTTTGAGATCTCTTCATCTGATGGGACATTAATATCAGTCATTATTCTGCTGCGTCTTCTTGTGGTTTTGATCTGTGAGGATCTGGGCAAGTGCATTCAGCACAGCAATTATTGTTTAGGTTTTCAGTCATTTGTTGGTTCTCCATTTCTATCTGTTTAGGTCTTTCTTTATTTTCCTTATAGCAAGATGAAGCCTAATATATCTAATAGGGTTCTTCAAGAATCTTATGGGTCTCTTCTTCTTTGTCATCATTCCTCAATTATATCATTAAATGTGTCAACGTAGTTGACTGAATAGTCTCTACCGCCGCCGAATTCACTATTACTGAAATCAAGTTGTAGTTCATTGTGATCTAATGTGTAGTATTTAATATATCTAACTTCATCTATAATTTTATGGCATAGGGCTGTATCTATCATTTGATCTGAATAGCTATTCGTAATAGGCTTTGCTGAGAAGTAAACCACGTAGTTTGTATCTGGATATATGGTTTTAATTAAAGCACCATTGGCCACAGCCTTCTTTACGTTGTCTGTTCTTTGGGCTCCAGGGCGCTTCTTATCGTCTTTACGGCCACCCTTGGCCTCAACATAAAGTGTTGTCATTTCTTGTCCAGATGCAACAAAGTCGACCTCACAGCCTGTTCCAGGCATGTATACGTTCTTCTTAATAGAAGTAAAGCCACGCTCTTTGAGATCTTGTAGGACAAGGTCCTCAAATTCATCTCCTGAGCGTTTTGATTCAGATTGAAAATTCATCTCTACTTTTCCGCTTCACTAATTGCGATCTATATCGCATAATATCTTTCATATAAGATATCTATATTTTTCTGTATATCATTTATATCTTCTGCATACTTGCTTAAAATCATAGACTCTACATCCTCTTTTTCTTGACCTTTTGTCCTAGGAAAATTGCCAAGCTGTGGGTGAAATGCATATTTGCCAAAATCATTTTCATCTTTTTTTGCATTTAAGACAATCTCTTCTTTGGTATATCTGTCAGTTATCTTAAAGCTATCATTGTTATAGAATTTAACTATCTTGTCAATTGTTTCATTGTGATCTTCAATAAACCTATGAAATGGTGCTATAAAGAATTTAGGGGAATCTACCAGATAAGATACGTATGCTTTATATCTAGATATAATTGTCTCTAGGTTGCTTTCGTGAGGATCGTTGTCATTGAATAGTTTATTATTATGCACATAATCTCTAAAAATTTTAGCAGACACAATAGACGGAAGCGCATCTCTTACTGGCACAATAAAAGGATTTGTTTCATTGTAATCTTTTAATGTCGCTATAGTATGTGTTCTGAGAGACTTTAATTCAACATCCATTGATTCGCCTATAGCATAGGATAAGAATACATTGCCAGACCTTTCTAGTCCGTCCAAGTAGATTATCATTCCCTGTCCTTTCTAAATGCGTCACTTGAAGGGAATGGCACTTCTACCTTACCGCCGACAAACATCCTTATCTTTTCGCCAATCTTTGGATCATCTAAGCTAACCTCTAAGTAATTATCTTTGCCCGCAAATAAATCATTGATCTTGTTTAGATGTTTATTTCTTATAAACATTAATTCTGAATCTGTTAAGTCTTTTATTATCTTCTTGCCTGTATTAGAGTAGAAATTGCAATAAGCTTCTTCAAATATAAATGGATCATTGACATAATCTAATCTCTTAAGCATCCTTCTCATTGAAGCAACCCAATCAGCTTCTGACCGTGTTATATTAATAAATTTTGCATCAGGAAATCTTTCATACAGCCTATCGAATATAAGACAGGTTGGTATGTCTACGTGCACATCGGTCTCTGGCAGACTATTAAAGTGCTTTTCAATGCCTTCAGCATCCTCTTTAAATGACCCTACGGCTAACTTTTGGAATTCATAAAAATGTGTTGTGGTAAATCCTTGTTGTGACATAAAATCATTAAAGGATTGCGTTCCATTTCTACCTAAGCTTAAGCAAAGGACCTTCATTCTTTCTTCAACCTAGGCACTATCCTTTTAATTTCATAAAAACACTCTGGGCATTCGCCAACATGTAGCCAGTTACCCGACTCTAGTACTACTATGGCAGTTAATCTGCCTTCCACATTCTTATTACAAGGTACACAAAAAGCATTAAGCTTTATTGTCATCTGCTTCTCTTAGCCATTGGTCTTCCCATAAGCCCATCAACGATTTGTTACCGATATCATCAAAGTAATAGCGCTTAGAATTAATATTGTAAGTCCATCCATACCATCTATCT